ATATCCATTTTCCATTCTTCGGGGTCATAATCAAATGAGTATCTTGCGGTGGACTCATATGAATCAGAGTAGTCACCATCTGTATCGAGATCCCATTCATATGAGGTGAGATCGCCGTCGTCAATCGCCATGGCTAGATTAATATAATCCCCGCCTTCCATTTGCCCTTCGCGTTTGAAATATTGTGTAAGAATTTCTTCCCAACCGTCTCTTCTATCATCAATTACTCTATCAATTCTTTCGCACGCTTCTTCAAATTCATCAGGTAAAGCAAAATATGAATCGCCAGCAATGTCGGGATGTTCGAAATTAACTTGTATACTTAAATGCACTTCATCTCGAACACGACGGATGGATGGGGTATCGATATCCGAGGGTACAAATATTGTCCCATACATATCATTTATGTGATCAACAGAGTTCCACACAACTTCTTCTGCGTTGCTCGGTAACCTTTTCCACTCATCAAGCGGCCATTTCGCAATAAATGCTGCATAAGGTTTAATATAAGCACCATCGCCGCCATCATCGCCAACTTCATAGTCAACATATGTTTGAGCCATACGATTGTTGATATCGTCCATTATTTCTTCGCATCGACCTTCATATTGTGCAATAACGTCGCCGATTAAGTCTGCATCAAGAGTGTCTTCAGTATCTGTGTTCTGTCGCATAGCACCAGCAAATTCAATATTTTTGTCACCCAGCAACTGCTTCATCAAAATAGTTCTACCTGATGCACCGGCAGTGTCTTCATATGAGCCACCAAAAATCATAAATTTGCTTAAATCAATCTTATCACCATCTTTAGGCATGTTTTGGATGACTTCTTCTTGGTTTGATCTTGCCCAGCCAGTAACTTGATTGGCTAAACCGGGAATATCGGCACCATAAATGCGAGTTTCAGGCATTCCAACGTCTTGTCCATCATCCCAGCGCTTTGGGGGATCATCTCCTTCATAATATCTAACGTGACGGATGCGTGTACGAGAGATTGGCTCAATATCAAATCCGCCGCCTCCATATCTTGCATTGTCGGCAAATACCTCACCTTCTTGGATTTCTTGCTCTGCACTGTCTATATTGCTTGTATTTGTGCTGTGGAGCAAATCTTCTGTCTCAACCACATAGGCAACCGCCCCATGACCCTGAGCCTCGGCTACAGCGCATTTATAATAGGATTGATAGGCACTTGCACGGCTAGCTGGAGAGTGGCAAGAGGTAATCTCGTCAAAATCGCTCATTCTAAGCACATCTATTGGGTGCCGAGTAATAATAATGGAAAATTTGTCATTATCGAGGTTATTTATGTTCTTTTTGATGTATCCGGCGTTCTTTTGCCAGTATTCGCCGTATTTTGTGGCTATTTCTTCTAGATCATAACCAGCGGGTCCAGCCACACCAGGAGCGGGGATATATAAGAGGATTTGTTGATTTATACGCTTATAATCTTCATTTTTTTGAAATTCGGAGTCATTTTTGACAATTTCTTTCTTTTTTCTTGCTAAATCTGCTATTTTGACAAACAATTTGCCAATTTTCATCTGAAACTTCTTAATTTTCTTCTTTTGTGGGCCACCAGTAAGAGAAGCAACGAAATCTTTAACACGTGATACTTCTCTGATCGCAGAAACCATACCCTTATCCCAATCTACCTCATATTCTTGTGTTTCAAAGAATTTTGCGAACTTTCCAAGCTCTGTAGATGGATCAGTTGTCGGAAATGGTATAACAACACGCATTTTGCCGCTAAAAAGATCATTAAGGGGCAAATTAGCCGGATCCAAGTCTTCGAGGACATCTTCTAATACTCGCATTTCGTCTTCGGTGACTTCTTTGAGTATTTTTTCGTTAAATTCGTACAAATCTGCTACTTTTGGAGCAGAAATGTCTAAATTTTCTAATAATTTTGCTGTTTTTAGCAGAATTTGTTCATCATTTAGCATTTTTCGACATCTCTAAGGCTTTCTCCAGTAAATAGATCGGAATCTCACTATTGGCTATGTCTTTTATTTCACTGATCGTAGCCCATTTATAGTCATCGTGTTCAATCTGCCCAGTTTTTGGATTAGGTATGTTGACATCAACAGCGCCAGACCACTTTCTAGTTAAAAAATAATATTTTTTTGGTTTAGGTTCTCCTAAATAGATCAAATTTTCCACAAGACAGACTAAATCAGTCTCCTCCTCAAGTTCCCGTACTGCACCATATTCAATAGAACTGTCACTATCATCTACGTGCCCACCTGGGACGGTCCACATACCACCACGATCATCAATATTTGAACGCCTGATGATAAGAAACCGCTGTTTGTCATCTAGACAAGCAACGATTCCTACTTCCTTTAATTCATCTTCTGTTAAAAAGGTTTTCCAACTCATGGCTTATCTGCATGCTCTAGGTTTTTCGGACATCCCATTACATAAAGTAGTCAAAGCGAGATCCATATTTAGATTTTGTATAGGAGAAACCCAAATCATATTTTCCTGCACCTGCGGCACACCGGCGGGGCGCTCGATATCAACTGCCCAAAGTACTCCTATAATTTTACCGTCATCGTCATAGATAACTGACCCACTGCAGCCGAACCAACCATATGTCTGTAGGATAATTTGGCGGCCTGCTTCTGGGTGAGTCTCGAAACCTGCGACATGTCCCCTAAAGCTTAGAAGACTGTGCCAACTTGGGTAACCCGAATATGCTATTGTTTGCCCAACATCTATTAGCTCGGTTCGCGGTCTCCATCGCATAGGATTAGAATAATCAAATTCACTTGGCAAATATAATAAAGACATATCATGTAGAGGATCTTTATATATTAAGACTGCCATTCTACGTTCGGTTTCTGAAGTAATCAAATACGCTCCTCCGATTTCTCCATCAGCTACATGGTGGGCTGTCAGGACTAGATGCATCCCCTTGTAATTGATAAGTCCTCCAGTACCGTGTCCTCTACCGGAAACTACTCTAACAGAGGCGTTCCTAACTCTCCTCTCATTCGCACTAAGCGAGTTACTTATTTGTGTTGTTGCGTTGGGATCAACAGTTTGTGCCGGTACCGGCGTTGCTGCCGTTACAGTAGATAATAATAGTGTTAATGCACACAGTAATACTTTTTTCATTTTTGGTTCTCTCCTTTAAAAACTAAGAATCGAGTACCCAATAGCATAATATTGATGATTGATAAGAAAGCTAGCCCAGTTGAATCATACATAATACCGACAATAAAGATTCCGATATTCACCCCTATGGCAGCGTGACAAAGCGATGTAATTATTTTTTGCAAGAGAGTCCCTCGTTATTAATTAGGGACGCACATTGCAATTTGAAATTATTTCCACTCCGGTCGCCAATAATGGAATTACTTCTCTTGTTTTTAATAGGTATACTACAACTTCGGGAAACATCTTCGTTTGGACCCAATTACCTGTCGGTCTGTTGACTATCAAATCACTATTAACAACGACGCCGTATATTGGATGACGTGCTCCCTCCGTAGGCGGGATATAGTAATCTCTTTTAACCCTAACTAAATCACCTATTTGCGGTGGTACTAAGACGCCGCTATCTTCTCTTTCATCCAAACGATTGCCTCCCTATGAGTTTTAAAGCGTTCAGAAAGACTTTGAACAAACTTATTTGTCCCGGACTCTAGTGCAGCCCACTGCCAATTCCAGCCAGTTTCTTTAGCGTATATAAGTCCGCCACTAAGGTTCCTCTTGGTTATAATCTTTTTTTCTCTGATTATTGATGACAATACTGCATTCCTGGCCAAATTAAACTGTTCTTCAGGGGATACCTCGATCCGATCTTGGTCAACAGAAGCATCAACAACCCTAAACTCGAATTTTTTTATTCTTTCACCGTATTTTTTAACTAAGTGTTCAAGCTCAAGTTGATTAAATTGCTCAACTGCTCCTGGGTGATCACCGTCGTGTGTAAAAGTATACAGTGGAGCTTTCGCTCTCTTGCCACTCTTAAATAATTTATAAACATTCCAATTAGAACTCATGGTCCCCTCCGTCTGCTGGGTAAAGTGTTAACATACCAACAACAATTGAAAGTTTCATTCCTTCTTCTTCAATTATTGTTGACATTGGGACATTTGTAGGGTCTTCTGCATAACGGTCAATATTCTTTATCCACTTAACGTGCCAAAAATACATGTCATCATATATCATATCGATACGTCTTTCACGTTCGATCAATAATGCTACGAATCCAGTAGCTTCATCAACTATCAAATCTCCTACTTTTAATATAACACCTTTTAGCGCAGATTGCAAGTCCATAATACAATTAATTCCGTTTTTCTACTCTAAAGGTGCCAGTCCTAATTAAATTACATAAACCTTCTTCAGTGTACGGTTGATATCGAGTTCTAATGACCTTGATGCTTGGATTTGAACCAGTCCAATATATCTCCCAAGCCCATAGATTAATTTCCAGGTCAGAGTCCGGCCCCTGTAATTCATCAGATAAGCTGTACCTATCCACCAACAATCCAATATCGCCCGTAGCCACATCGACAACAATGTCACCAATTTCTAAATCAATGTCCACATATGTAAGTAGGGAATATTATTATCGAATGGACTGTCTAATCTCTTGAGCGCGGATGCAGGCTAAAATATGGTCCTCAATTGATCGATCAGGTGAAAGATCCGTGTTAATTACACACACGTTATTTGGAAGGATCAGCGCCGGAATAGGGGAACGGTCGACCACGGGCTCATCCGCAATTGCAGGCGCCGCACCATCGTACGCCGGTCGATTGTAGGTTGGCGCCGCGTCACGTTGATTTATTCGCGCCAAATTTTCATCGCTATTTTTTTCTTCGGTAGAATTTTCCGTATCGGTGTCAGCCGCATGTGAAGCCGCAGTGTTATCCACATTTGCAGCCCAAACACCGCATGCAGACAGTATAAAAATTGCTATCAAGTATTTCATCACTTTTCTCCGCACCTTAAAGCGCAATAATTAGTCCGTTTATTTGCAAATAACCGCATAATGACCGGTATTTGCCCACCGAACCCAGACACCCTTACCGAGTTTTGGGTAATTGACATACATCATACCGGTTTCCTCATCGACTTGCATAACAAATCCAAGAGAACGGTCGCGTCTATACGAGTCTTTAATCCAAGATCCGGGGGTAGCAGACGAGTTAATAAGCTTATTGTCGAGTATCAATTTAAACCTTAATTCGATCGATAATATATGGATGATGGAAAGAAAGGTCTTTGTACAATTTTTTGATGACCTTCTTAGCAATCTCACCGATGTCTGCTTTGGTGTCTTTAGACTTAAGCGCAGTCGCAAGCTCATCCGCAAGAAGCTTTTTCAGCTCACGCTTAATACGCTTATCTAATTCCGTACCGATTAATTTCTTAATATCGGATTTATCAGTTGAAGATAGCGCTTCATTGATAGTAACGACGATGTATTGTTTGGAAACTTGCATACTGTAAATAGTCTATATTATACATTATACACCAGTTCGAGGTGATTTGCAACATGATTCGACGCAATTTCGTCTTTTAGCCA